ATAGCCGCTGTTAAAGGATCGCCACCTGTGACTCCTGCTGTAGCTGCGCCAGTTAAAGCTCCTGTAAGAGCAGTATTAGCTGCTCCTGTAGCACCTAAGCCTGAAGATATACTTCCTGCTAAAGGCCCAAACAAACCTGCTCCAGCTATTGCAGGTAGCCCAGCTTCTACAACATCTCCTACGTAGTCCATGAAGCCTTTGCTTCTGTCTACAGTCTGTATTTCACCAAAAGTAAAAGGATCGTATACGTACTCAGATGCGTTGTTACGGCTTATGCGCTGTGGAGATATGTCATATTTGGCATATATCTCTTGTACTTGGGGTGAGCGTTCATAGGCTTGTATAAGTGCATTCTGATAGCTCTGACCTTCTAACTGTGCCTGTGCTACCTCTGGAGCCATAACAGGCAATAGTTCTTCTTGGAACTTCTTTAGGTTCTCATTAGAGATATTGCCGTAGTCAAAGTCATAACCTTCAAAGTCTTCTAAAGTCTTGTCAAATGCAAACTCACCTACATTACTAGTGTCTATGCCACCGGGTACAATAAATAAATCTTCTACAGGAGCGTATGCACCTGCTTCAGCCATGTCAGCGCCGGATGTAATATAGCCTTGGTCTGATAAAGAGCTTTGAAGAATGTCTGCAAACTCTGATGGATCTTCTCCAGCACGTAAAGCATCGTAGTAAGTAGAGATGTTAGCAGGTTCTGGAGCTACTCTTTTAGCTTCTTCTTCCTGACGCTTGCGTTCTACTTCAGCCCTAATCTCAGCCATGCGTACATCAACAGCACTAGGCGCAGTAGGTGCAGGTGCTACAGGAGCCTGTGGCGGCGTAAAGCTACCTAAGTTAAATAAACCTGTAGGTACTGATATTTGAAACACTATTTACCCCAGTGAGACAAAGTTTTGATACCAAAGCTGGCAGCTATAGCGCCACCTAAGAATGCTTTGTAGTAGTCAGGCATAGTAGACAATACGGCAAACCCTTCTTTTACATAGGGAACCATATCAGGGATGAAGGCTCCAATTAAAGGTAAACTCAAAATAACTGCAAACCATTCGTCCTTCCATGAGGACTGTGATGCAGCGGCTTGTTGAGTTTCCCAGTCTGCGTCAGCATTAATCTTACGCATTTTGGACTCATGGACAGCTTGCTTTTCAGCAGCTTTATTTTTAAGAAAAGTACCAGCTAAGTTAGCTACAGGGCCAATCAACGCTTGCCACATGTTACACTCCTTAAAGATAAAGCTAAGGGGCCACCGTAGCAGCCCCCAGCTAAATGATTGTTACTTAGGAACAACCAAGGTCAAACCTGACTCAGGACGCAGTACGTTTACGCCGTACAGAGTATCTGAGGTGAACAGGTTAGCAAGGAACTCTTGCTTGTACTGAGTCTGAGAACGAACGCCCAGTTGCTCAGCCATTACAATTGCATCCTTTTGGAACAACAGTGCGCCCAAAGAGTCTACAGCAGAAGCAGAGTTATCAGCAGCAGTTTCAACTACAGGGCAGTTGGTGCTAACAAATACGTCAATACCATACAGTTGACCTATTTGACCACCAGTTACCTGACCGTTGTTTACGAAGTCAGAACTTACGTAACGGTCAATACCCATGATGGTGTTACGTACTGAAGGAGGAATAACGAAGCAACGGTTTTCCATTGGTACGTCAGCGTCATCCAGCTTTTGAATGATAGCGCGGAAACCAGCGTCAGTGAATACATCAGCAGTGGTTACAGTGTCAGCCGTATAGGTAGACAGACCGTTGGTAGCGTCTACAAAGAACGTACCACCATTGTTGAGGTAAGTCGTAGAAGACGTACCAGCAGAGCCTAGGCCGGTAGCCAAGCTGTGCAGGTCGGTGTCAACTTGCTTAGCCAAAGCGTAGCCAGCGTCTTCCGTGTAAAACTGACGTAGTGAGCTAAGAGCCTGTACGTCCGTAATGTCTTCAATCAAACGTGAGTATTCAAAGTGCTTGTCAATAGAGATCTGCACTTCACCTTCCGTAGCGTTCTGTACCGTTACAGCAGTGTTCTCAGCTTTAGCATGAGCATCACCACGGACAGGCTTAGGCACATGGATGGTATCACCCTTCTTGCCAGCCATAGACATCTTCTTGACAAGGTTTGCCAATACGAGGTTCTTCTGGTAGGCTGCAACAATCTCATCACTCCAAATTTCTGGAATGAAAGTAGCTGCGCTAGTGTTATCTACAAACCCGCCAGTTGCGGGATATACTGAATCAGTCATAATAAATATCTCCTAAGATATACTATCTGACCCGTTTTTCTGCGTATGCCTTCATAATCTCTGGTTGTAGAGCAGCATAGCGGTCAGGGTCGGTTCTCATAAGGTTAATAATGTCTGCGCGTCGGTAGATCTTCTTAGGTGCTGATTCATTGCTACCACGGGCATTACCTGTGGATGCTGCCTTAACTGCTTGCTTACGGGATTGCTCCTCTACAGCGGCAGTCTGCTGTACAATGTTCTGTCGCTCTTTCCACAAGCTAAATAGCTCATCAGCGGCTTCACTGTCGTACTGCTGGTCTGCTGCTACAAACAGCTTAGTCCTAACATTAGATGCTTTAATCCATTCAGCAAAGTTATTATCCTGCAAAATGTTCTGCATATCAGGGTGCTTACGTTGTAGCTCTGATAGTGCAGTACTTGCACGATACTGTTGCGTTACGGCTTCAGCTTCCTTAATCTTAGGATGGTTCTGAATAGCCCTGTCTACAGCCTTATCAGGGTCTGTAAACCAATCTACTTCTTCGTCTTGTTGTGGTGCTTGTTGCGTATCTTGCGTGAGTTGTGTCTGGATATACGTATCAACAACTTTACGTAGCTCACCTACTTCAGAACTTTGTCTACCCAATAGCTTCTCAGCTTCTTGGTGCATCTGTACAAGTTCTTCAGCGGACTTGCCTTTGTACTTATCAGGGATCTCAGGTTCCTGTGGTTCAGGAGTTTCCTGTTGTTCCTCTGGTTGTGCAAACATCTCTAGTTGCTGTTCGTTTTCTTCTTGATTATCCTGACGCTCAGGTTCAATAATCTTAGCCATTATTAACTCCGTACCTTAGTATTGTGGAGGTTTTTATTATGAAGGTTCTCACAGATAAGTTTCACTTATTTACGAGGTTTGCCTTCGTTCATGTGCCATGTGTTGTTCCCTACGCTTAACCCATCTGTCATGTGCATCAGGGAAGTCTCCACTGATACCTTCAAGATTAGATCTCACCGGGGAGATAACACGTTTAGCGTCCAAGCCACAACTGCACCTAGAAGTTGTGACATCAGACTTAACTAAATCTTCAAACAGTTTGCCGCAAGGGCATCTAAAATCAAACAACCTCATCTACAGCTTCCTCAGAGTCTTCTGATTCTGCCTGTGATTGAGCATTGTCAATCTGTGTTTCAAGATTAAGTATAGTTGCTAGGATAGCTAACTGTCCCTTACGGAAGTTCAAGTTATCATTATCCGTAGTCATTTCTACTGAGTTGATTTGTCCAACATTACCTTGTAAGTCAGAGATTAGCTGTTTCCAGCCTTCTGAACGAAACATTGAAAAGTAATTGTTAAAATATGTTTCTAACTCTTGAGTCATAAGTATTTTACCTTTGTTAAAGAATACTGAATGTACGTAAAGTACCTATCTATTATAGCATACTTTTTTGTATTTGTCAAGTGTTTTTTAATAAAAAGTTAATTAAAAGTGCAAGTATCATAGGAAGTAGTATTACTACTACACCAAAGATAGCTGAGTACTGCTTAACCTCCTTCCAAAATTGTTTCTTAGCTGCTGCCTTCCTAGCTAACTCTAGTTGTTTAGCCTTCCTTGCTTCAGCCATAGCAGTCATAGCTTCGTTGTATAGCTGCCCGTTACCACTGACTGTAAAGAGATCTTTAATCTCCTTCATAGTCTCTTGTATTTGTTTCTTGGCTAGTGCAGCTTTGACAGCATCTGCTTCAGATAGCTTACCTTCATTCTGCGCTCTTGCTAGTTCAACCTCTGCACCGCCAAGGGACGATAGAAAACCAGAGATACTTGAGATGTCATTGGTTGTCTCTGCTACCCGCTTAATAGCAGACGTAGCAGCATTGACACCAGCAACAATTGCACTTATCTCTGCTATCATTAGTTACTTCTTCTTTTTAGCCATACGCTTTTTAGCTTTAGCTGCCGCTGCTTTACCTTTAGGGGTATAGCTGTACTTCTTTCCACCTACCATTGGCATAGTATTCTCCTTACTACCACTTAGATTTATTGGCCCAATATGCCGCAGACATCTTGCCCTTGGCTATATTCTTTGCATGTCGTGCTTTAAACGACTTACGTCTTGCTTTTTCAGAGGCTGTCTTAGGGTTCTTCCCTGCGCCGCTGACTCCTTGTTGACCATACCTGATGGTCTTAATTTTATCACCTTCCTTAGCTACCACCACATGAGATTTAGTAGGGTGGTTTGGTGTACGCTTTGGTTTGTTGTAACCGCTAACTCCAGCACGTTGGAGACGTGAATCTTTTTCTTTCCCCATTACGCCGCCTTCTGTGCTTGTTTTGTAGTTTTTCTAGGTGGTGCTGTATCTTTAGCATTAAGTTCCTCTAACTCTTTAATCTTAGATTCTAGTTCGTCAAACTTTCTGTTGACTTGCTCTACTATCTGAGTTAGTTCTGTACGTGTTACGACCATCAATTTATCCTTGTTGTAGTCTAAGGGGTTGACTTGGTTGCTGTGGTTGTTGTTGAGGTTGATTCTTTAGGTCAATCTCTTTCTCTTTCAAGAATGTCTGAGCAATCTTCATACGGCGCTCAAACTCCTTGTCCTCTTGGTCGCCAGCCTTCAGGTTAGCAGTGACTGCCTTAATCTGGTCAATCTGTAGCTCCTGTGGGGCAAGCTGTGTCTCTACAGCAATCTTCTGCGCTCTAGCAGTAGACTCTTGTGCCTGACCGTTAAGTGCTGCTGTCTGTGACTGCTGGAAGGCCATCTGTGCCTGTGCAGCCGCTTGTTGCATCTGCTGTTGTTCTTCAGTAGGCTGTGAGGCTTGCTCTGCCTGCTGTAGCTTAGCCATTAGTTCTTCACGGTTAGACAGGTTCATGTTGTCAATGATTGACTGAATCAACGTGTTGTACAGTGGAGACTCTGCTGGCATGGTTTGCAGTAGTTGCACAAGTTGCGTTACTTCATACTCACGGGCAATGATACCTAGAGTAGACGTAGTGTTAAACTTGTAGTCCTTGACAGGGTAGTTCTCTGGGTCAAACTGCATGTAACGACAAGCAGCCTTCTTGACAAACGGAATTAAGAAGGACTGCTGGAAGTTAATCAAGGTACGTTTGTGACGCTTGATGATTGCACCAAGAGACATACTGATACCAGCAGCCGTAGCGTCACCATTGATACTGCCGGGGATACCAGCAGAGTCAATAGCACCTGTAGACATCTGAACCATCTTTTGTAGTTCTGCTGCCTGTGCAAATGTAATCTGACTAACTTGACCAAAGTTAAATGGATTCAGTACAGTCTTAGGGTCGCCATTGGTCAA